CTCTCGTCCTGACCAGTAGTATCTATATACATAAATAGCTTCACTGTCATTAGTCGTCTGTAAGAGCAGCATATCCTCGTTAGAGGACGCTTGAATACTCTTGACTTCACCGTTTAGATACTCAGGGACGTGCGCTGTAATTTCACTAGCGTCATTAACGTCTGTGTCAGTATCAACAAAGTACTCCCAGCATCCTGCCCATGCACCACGCTTAGAGGCAAAGTAAACATACTTACCAGCCTGTGCTGGCTTTGCTCTTAGGGATGCCTCAAACTCTGTGGTGTTAGCCACGTTGATAGTCTCAGGAGTTAGGAGAGGTTCTGCTGTAACTTTGAACTGCGTAAGGTCTGAGAAAAGCAGTAGGCTCTCGTTGAATGGTACAGCGTGTTTTAGGATACTAACCTTGTTAGAGGACACAGCCACGTCAATGGGGTCACTGTCTACAATGGTTAGTGTTGTCTTACGAAAGAAGTCAAACTCAAGAAACTCACCAGCACGAGCAAAGATAACATTCTCGTCTGCTAGTAGTCCTAGCCTGTTACGATGGAAGAAGATGTCAGACAGCGTGTATCCTACAAAAGAAGGATAGCTATTAGTGCTGTCATCACCTACATCTCTTTGAGCATAAGCTGCCTCATCAAAGGTAAAAGAACCATCAGGGTTCTTAATCAGTTTGTGAGGCATAGTAGAAGCATCAAGGTCTAACAAGATGTTAGGCTGTACTGTTTCTTTCCAGACACCACCAGTATACTTTACATAGTAGTCATCTTGTGCCTTCTCGTTATCACCAATAATCTTAATGATAAAGTCCTCAGCAGCTTCAACAGGAAGCTTCTTAAAGTCTAGTGTCTCATCCTTAAATACAAGTAAATGTTCTCCACCGTGGGAGTCACCTACTTCTACTTGAAAGTCTGTAGCATCTGTAGACTGAATATGTAATACTGAGCCATAGCGAGTAATGGTAATACCAGTAACAGCAGAGCCATCAGTAATATCATCATAGTATGTTGTACTAACAGAAGTACCTGAGAAGGTATCTAGATTAGTAGCAATCAAGTCAGTAGAAGCACCACGTTCAGCATCCTGCGTAAGCGTTGTACTACTCTGTGTGCTAGACTTTGTAGCAAACTCAACTGTACTAGAGCTACCACCCTTGGTAATAACTAAGCGATAGGTAGAAGAGTAGTCAGCCTGTTTGACATAGACTAGTGCTTCTGGATTACGAGTAGAAGAAGTTGTTGTACCCTTGGCTACTTCCGTGTTCTTATTAATAAGGAATGTAGCATCTGCAATAGAGACTGCTGCTATTTCTTTACTGGGGTCTGTGAGACCAGAGAAATAACTTGAGGCATTATTGGTAACAGTTTTGGCTGTACCTTCCTTGTCGTAGACTCTGAGAGTACCAGCAGTATCAATAATAAGAGTATAATACTCGTTCTCGTCCCTGCGAATTGTGTGTATAAAAGCTTTATCAGTATTAGAGATTACCCCCAAATCGGCAAGGTGTTCAGTACTTGGGCGTTTTGATAACCCTGTAACAACGCTAGATAGTGCATTTTCTTGTAGCTCTGCTTGTGTGTTAAGACGTAATGATGGCGGCTGTTGCGACACACCATTAATAAGATTGGGGATTGACTGACTGATAAGTGCCATTACACTGTTCTCCGTCCTTGTCTGTCTATAATACTAAAGACATCATAGTTATCAAAGATATTAGCATCATCAGTAGCTTTGTCAAACTGCTTTAATTCAAAGTAAGCACGTTCTTCATCTTCCCTTTGGAAGTCGTGTAGAGTGCCTGACCCTACAACCCTGTCCTGAAACACACGAGTACTCTTTAGAGTGATGTATCTCTTAGCTACTTCTGGTAAGTCTTCAAAGTTTAATTCTACTACTACATCAAGATTAGTACTAGCACCAATGGCAAACGTATGGTTCTTCCTGTCGTACATCTTAGTGCCACGCTGTACTAGGTCTTTACCATTAGCCTCTAGCGTAGCATCAGCACGAAGAATATCAGAACCTATAACAACGTGTCCATCACTGTCTTGAGCATATGACTTGTTGTATTCTGTATTGAAGTGCCAGCCTTGAGACTGCACCTCACGATTAGTTGTATTAAGTATTGTTTCTGCGATTTCAGCTTCAACCAAACCAGAAGAAAGGCTGTTGACTGGTGCTTCACCAATAGCAGAAAGCATTGTATTAACTGCATCTAGTTTTGTTGTAGCTGCCATGTTATCACCATTTTACCTTATCAGCCCAGTAAGCCGCACTCGTCTTACCCTTGGCTATATTCTTTGCATGACGTGCTTTGAAGGACTTACGTCTTGCCTTCTCTGAAGCAGTAGTTGGATTTTTACCAGCACCACTCACACCTTTTTGACCAAAGCGTATAATCTTTAATTTATCATTTTTCTTGACTAACACCGCATGAGATTTCTTAGAATGACTTGGTGTTCGCTTTGGTTTGTTTACACCTGAAAAGGTTTCTCCTGCGTGTTTAATAGCCATTACTTTTTCTTTCCATACTTAGCCATAATAGCAGCTACCTGTTTCTGAGGCATACCACCAAAAGACATCTTCTTACCTGTCTTCTTGGATTCTGCTTTAGCTTTAGCCATACCTTCTTTGGTATACTTATATTTCTTTCCACCTACTTCTGGCATAATTACTTCCTATACTTTGCTGTTTCATTGACGCTAGACTTTTTAATCTTCATGTTTTTCATAGTACTCTATTGTCCTCTTAACCATAAACCCCACCAAACAAGACAAACAATTCCCACAAGACAAACAATTCCCACAATAATTAATTGCATAAGTTCTATAAATTCCTGTCGTTTTCTTAAGGCTTCTTCTTGCTGTCTTTGTCTTTCTTTTCTAGCCTCTGCTTGAAACTTTTGCCAGTCATCCCAGAGACCAGCCCTGCCAGACCATATCATTATTTGTTTTAGGTGTTCCTCTTGTTCCTTAATCTTTTCTAAGGCAAGAAACTCTTCTAGTTCGTTAGAGGCAAATGGTGACTTCTTTTTCTTTTCACCATTTTTTCTTAGGTCTTCTTTAGCATTAACAAAATCAGAAATGGCACTACCAGCACTAAGGAGGTCTTTACCATTTGATACTGCTTCCTTGATAATAGCAAATGCTGCGTTAGCCGCAGCTAATTCTGCAAGCATCAGTACACCTCCACTGTGTTAGGGTTTATGTATTTAGGAATACAATAGGCTGTTACCTTATCCCTATTATCTATCCAGTCAGAGTACTGATAGTTACCATATCTCTTGGATACCTCAGAAGCAAAAAAGTTACAGTCTAGGATTGACCTGAAGTACATATCATTACTGACGAGTACTCTGTCATCTCCCACTCCTAAGTAAACTAACAATAGAAAAACGTGCATAATAAAAAAGGAGAGAAGCCGAAGCCTCTCCCCTCTATGTTATTTAGGCATACTCAAGAAGAGCAATAGCCGAAGCAGGACGCAGGACGTTATGTCCCATAGCGTACTTAGCAACCATCAGTGTACCCTGACGATTAATCTGGTACTCAGACTCAAGGCCTAAGTCCATCAGCTTAACAGTAGCAACAGCGTCTGGTGTGAACACGAAGCCACGGATACGAGCAGCAAGAGCCACCATGTCTGCACCGTCTACATCAGTAGTAGGTAAGTCATAGTGAGTAGTGCGGCCTGAACCAGCAGTGTTAGCCAGAGGTGCGTTGTCTGATGTTACACCTTCTCCAGCACCAGCAGCAAGTGCGGTGTAGAGGTTAGTTACATTGGCATGGTTTGACATATAAACAGGCATACCAGCGATTGAAGGTACAGTTGCAGAAGCAATAGAGCCTTCACCACCGAAGTCACGGTTCATGTAAACCAGCTTGTTACCATCAGTCACATCAAGCAGTGCATAGTACTGGTCTGGTGGAAGCATTACTACTGCACCATCAGTCGGTACGTTCTTCTTCTCCATCTCTTTACGAGCGTTGAAGATAGCTTGTGCGATGTCTGAAGCTACTAAATCGTCAGCAGCGTTGTCACCGATTACTACGTTGTCTGTGAAGTCTTCTTCAGTAAATGATTTGTAGTCCTGAATGAGACCAGCAGCACGAGCAGCGTTGGTTGACAAAGAAGCCTTAACCAGCATACGAGCTACGTTACGGTCAGCTTCGTTAGCCAATGCAATACCAGCTTCTTTTGAGTAGATTGAGCGAACATCGTAGTGGTTGATAGCTTCGTCAATATTAGCAATGAACTGTGAGCTAATCAGCAGATCATCAATAGTAACGATGCGTTCACCAGCACGAATCTGACCACCAGTGATTTCATTTCCTGGGGTTAGGTACTCAGCAGAAGCACGGCCTGTCATTGGGAAGGAAGCAGACTTTCCTTTTGAGATTGTGCGAGTACGCACTTTGTCCATGATGACTTTCTTTTCCTCAAATGCGGTAAGAACTTCACCAGCATAGAGTTTGAGAAATAAATCACGAACGTCACCTGTGTTATTATTTTGTCCCTGAAAGCTAACGCTATATGCAGGGTTTGAAGCGGCAGAAGCCATAATATCATCCCTTTCTAAAAGATAATGTTGAGTTAATTGTCTCAGCACTACCAACACGTCTTGGCCTAGATTGTCCCTCGCAAGGGGTCAGGGTTATTTTAGTCAGTAATAACTTGAGGTAGGGTTTCCCCTTCTAAGCACACCCATAGTAGATGTGTTTAGAAGGAGAGGGGGAACAAGTCCCCCAATCCAATGCAACATTTAGAACAGACTAGAACGAGCCAACTTATCAGCGACTTGTTGCCTGTAGGCGGAGTCCTTTGCGTATCTAGGGTCACGCATAGCAGCAGTTAATTCTGCATTGCTTTCAAACTTCCCACCAGAGGACACAGCACCAGTACCTCCTTGAAGGAGATTAGGTTCAGCCTCTGAACGATAACGTGCATAAAGACCTTGTACAGCAAACCTGATATTAGAAGGGTTCTGTGAGTCTACTGCTGCATTAAAGGCATCTATTTCTGATTCAGGTAGATTGTTAGATGCCCATTGCATAAGCTCAGAATACTGTTCCTGTCCACCCACAATAGAGTGCATCTCTGCTTCTACTTGTGAGGACAGAGCGTTCTGACCTTGTATCCAACTATCAACAAGAGTACGAGAGAAGCCAGCTTCTTCCAATGCTGTATAAGCATCAGCCGAAAGCTCACCATTATCTAAGTATTCCTGTTGAAATACATCAAAGTCCAGCCCCTTGGCATCTAGGGCTTCGGAAACTTCAGAGCTAGTCTGTTCTACCTGTTCAGCTAGTTCATCTGTTTCTTGGGTCTCTTCTTTACTACCCTTACCAAGCTTGCTCTCTAATTCTGAGTAAGCCTTTGCCATGTCTTCTGGACTTTTAAATTTTTCAGGCAACCAATCAGGACGATCAGAAGGTGCTTGACCTTCTACCTTCTTCAACATAGCATCAATATGCTCTTGTGATTCTGGTGGTTGTTCTTGATGTGTGTTCACTGATTCTGTCATTCGCTAACTTGCTCCAATGCCTGACGTATTTGATCAGGGTCTATGTTACCAGCTACTGCTGGGGCTGCTCTTTGTGCTGCTCCCATAGCTGTCTGTTCCAACATTTGTTGTTGCATCATTTGTTGTTGTGCCATTTGTTCTTGCATCTTCTGTTCCTGTGATTTAATCAGACCAGAAGTATCAATCCCTAGAGAAGCACCAAGACGGTCAATGTAGTCATTGATGTTCATCTCACTAGCAATAACTTCAGCCCCTAGTGGCTGTAGATACTGCAAGAAAGTTGCAAGTTTATTAAGGTCTTGACCTCTACCAAGTGCCTCAATACCAGTAACAACGGTAGGCTTAACGCTGTCCTTTGGCATCTTAGGCATTTTACCCTGCTGTTGCAGAGAGTTTAGTAGGAGGTTAATCAGAGGAAGCTGAAACTCCTGAGACAGAATTGAGTACACACCACCAAGGGCAGTCTCAAGTTCCTGTGCCATGAAGCGAACTTCTTCTGCTGTCACTCGCTCTGCTGCTCGTTGTACTGAACTGTTCAACAAGAAGGCAGCAGCCATGCGGTCATTAATCATACGCATAGTTTCTAATGCTACACGGAAGTCTGCTGCTTTCTGTACCTGTAGGGTAGATACATCATTAGCATCACCATTAAGGAACGCACCATTAGGTGCTTTAGAAAGGTCAGAAGATTTTGTTGTACCATTAGGACGTACAAGAAAGAGTACCTTAGAGGAAGCAGCACTACCCTGCACAATAGCACGAGTAAGTGACTCAAGGCTTCTTAGGTCTCCAATGTATTCTTCTACATACCCACGTCCGTAATCTTCTCCGTCTATACGGATGAACCGAAGAGGGATAAATGGGTTTGTGTCATCTTTATATGTTCCCCTAGAGTTAGGGACTTCTATGCCAGCAACCTCTTGAAATACATCAAAGCCTCTATTAGTCTTCATAAGCTTTGTATAAAGGTTTAGAGATTTAACTGGGGTTTCTGATTGAGGCAGCATCGCCTGTACTTCCTCAGGAAGCATCATGGGTGATACTGTTTCTTTTGTAATGATTTCTAGAACATTACCCATAGCGTCACGTTTAGTAACGTAACGGTCAGGTCTGTATACTTTCATACCGCCTTTTTTAGGCATATATACAAGAGCATTACCTGTCACAATCAGAAGCTTAAGAGCTTCAAAGACAGGCACACGGATAGCTTTACCCTCAATCTCTTGCATTGCAGCACGTTCAATTCGTGCCAGTCCTTCTTCTACTTGACCACGATTATCGCCAGCAATCTGCTGTAAATCAAAGTCATCAATAGTAAGTCTGAAGAAGGGACTGTTAGGAGGTAGTAGAGCCAGAAGCAATTTAGATGCGAGATTGTTTACACCCCTTGCCCCTATACCTTGATATGGTGTACTGTAGATACTTGAACTACTATGACCTTCATCTGGTAAAAGAGTAGGAATGGTAAGCCTTGCTGCTTCGCGTCCTCGTTCTAAAAAGGTGTCTCGCTCCCCTTCAAGTTGACTGTAGCGTTTAGCTACTTCACCTACACCTTGTTCCATTTAATTATCCTTTTGGAATGTTAAGCCCGACACCACCATCACCACCTACATTAGCTGAGGCTGGTTGTGTGACAAGGGCTTTCTTACCTTTTTTACTAATACCTAGCATGGTAGATGTAGTAGCTATATCTGTTTCATCTCCTTCTTCAGTGCTTTTAGCAGCAGCAGTAGAAGGAGTAGACATACTAGAAGACCTAGAAGAAGCTCTTGACTTCTTACTAAACCCAAGTGATTTACTTATACTACCCATACTACTCTCCTGTAGGTACTTGAACACCAGAACCTTCACTACCTGTCTGTGTAGCGGTGTCTTGTAGTTGAATCTTCAGGCCTTTTTTGCCTGTCTTCTTTTTCTTCAGTTGCTCTGATGTTAATTCTGTATCGTCCATCTCAATGTCAGGAGTCTTAGTAACAGCAGTCACTGGTCTCGCTGGGGGTGGGGCTGGACGAGGTGTTCTTCCCATTAAACTTCCCATTTAATCTTCCTCAAAATCGTTGTCTTGTAATTCATGTAACTTCTGTATCACAGACTGTTGACCCCTGAGGAAAGATAACTCCTCAGAGGACACTTGATTAAGCGGAAGTTTATCTGGATACAGTTCAGAAAGCTTTCTCAATAAGCCATCTGTAATGTTATAATCGTTTCCTAAAACTCTCATTTTATTCAAACTTTCGCTAATAGTTACACTTTAGATTTCACATACACCAGCAGTACAGGCTAATTCCTGAGAAGATGTAGTATTATCAAGGACTTCTGTATACTCAGCAAAGTCAATTACTGGCATAGCTGCATTTAGTTCTTTATACTGCTGCTCTGTAATCTCTTCATAGGGTGCTTGTGCGTAGGAATGGTTGTCATCCTCACGAGGTAGGAAGGATACACCACACACTTCATCCCAATGTTTCCATACCCATGCGCCTACATCAGCCCATTCATCCTCACCTACATAGATAGTTACTGATGGGTTGTGGTCAGTCCAGTGATTACGGTATGTAAGCCATAGCTCTAGGTGTTCAATAGCACCAATGTCATGTCGTGTAAGACTATTAGAAGCAGAAGCCATAGGAAATTCAAACACTAGGTTCTGTGGATTATATACATCAACCTCACAGGGGACACCCTTCTCCTGCATCCAAGTAGCAAGAGGGTCTTTAACATCTGCTCTTACTCTACGGATGTAGTGTTTAGCATAGCGAGGGTGGATACCACTACCACTATTAACTAACTGTGATACAGTACCAGAAGGTTTAACTGTGGTGATAGCCTTTGATGGATTGATGCCTAGCTTCTCAGCCCATTCCTTGTTAACATCACGAGTTATATCACGAAGCTTCTCTAACGTACCACCAAGTACAGACTTCTCATACTCACCCTGACCAGACATAATCTTGTGGTCAAAGATACCAGTAAGAGATACGCCTAGTAGCCTTTCTTCTTCGGAGTTCTTTTTCCATTTCGGTGACAGGTATTTGAAGTCCACAAGGGCTGATTGAATCGTCCCAATGATCGTTGCGATTTCGGTTTTCTTCTCAAGCTCTCCGACTCCATCGGTTTCTCTGATGACAACTTCGGAGAGGTTACAGAATTGTCTACTTCTGAGACTGATTTCTCCACAGGGGTTCGTTCCAAAATCGCTGCGGCTTTCTCTGCCAATACTTTCTGCCTTAGCTTGGGCTGCTTCACGGTTAAATATACCTCGTTCACCTGACTTAGATTCATACAATGCTGACCATTCACGGAGAAAGCTACCCATATCTGGCTTGTCTGTGAAGGCAATGGAGTTGTTAGCATAGCTACGGTTGACCTGTTCGTTCCACCAGTTACCCATCTTAGCGTGACGCATACGGTCATCACTTAGGTTTGATAGACTAATCATAGCAGAGCGTCTAACCCCACCAACCACAACAGCAGCAGCTACCTGACACATAATGTCATGACACTCAAGGCTATTCAACTTACGTCCTGCGGCTTTCTTAAATGTATTCACCGCAAACTTGAATAGGTTCTCTAACGGTTCAGCACCAGAGGCACGTCCACCAAAGGTCTTCAGTCTAGCACCAGCAGGACGTACCTTAGATGTGTCCCACTTAGGTATCTCACCAGCATAGAGGCGGCTTATGATTTGACGGAAGGCTTTAGCCCATCCCTCTTTACTATCACCAACTACCACAACCTCATCAGTCTCAACAAGCTCTGATGGTATCTCAGGTAGTTTACTAATGAACTGACGCTCGACTGAGAAGCCAACACCAGTACCACACATAAGAACCATTAACGCCTCATCAAACGCTTTAGGGTCATCAACAGCAAGAAAGCTACAGTTATAAGCAGCAATATGATTTCTATCTAATGCCTCCCCAGCAGTCATGATAGTACGCATGGATGGTACTACCTCTAGATTTAGAATAGCATCCTTAACGTCTGGTCTTTCTGACAACACAGGAAACCTTCCTGTCATGTAGTTCCACCATCGGTCTACTGTTTCGTTCCATGTCTCTCTTCGTTCTTTATCCTCTAGCCACCTAGCATAGCGGCTTACATGGATATAGGATTGGTATGAATCCATTATCTATCGTCCCCTTCTCCGTGTAACTTGTTTTCAAGCGCACGTTTGTTTAGCTTTCTTAAATTCTCTTCTGCGATTCCCTGTAGTGACAGGCCACAGTCGTGTGCTAATGCTGCTAGATACCAGAGAACATCTCCCATCTCTGCCTGTATCTTTTCCTTCTGTTCTTCCAGAGGAATATTATCACGCATCATCTTCTTAATCTTTCCTGCTACCTCACCAGCTTCTTCAGCTAGTCCAAGTGCAGGATAGGAAATAGCATACTTTGAAGGATAGATAGCAGTACGCCTAGCCTTAAGTTGATACTCATAAAAATCCAGCATTACCAGTTTACTCCCTTTGTTTTCTCTAGTAGTTCAATCATCTTGTTAAGATACCATACAGCTTTCTTAGCATCCTGAATAGGATTACCCTTCTTCCACAGGCGTGATCCTGTATACTTAAGGATGTTTCCATGGCAGTAGCTAATAGCCTCATACTCACCTAACACATCTACAATGTAGTCAATGGTTTCAATCTTACCATCAGCGTAGTGAGCAGGACTATTAATCATATCACGTTCCTTACGGTCATTGAGAACAGCAATCTTCTCACACATACTACTTGCTCTGTCCTCAAACTCTTTTAACTTACGCTTCATATAATCTTCATAGCTTTCGTGTCTGGATTCCATAGTGTTACCTCACCTGTGTCTGTGTCATATTCACCGTTGCGTAGGATACGAGCTAGTCGTGCGTTCTCTAGTGCTACTTCTTCTGAGAGACCTTTGCTAATGTACGCTCTGACCACCGCACCCCAGCCATCACCAAACTCAAGGATTTTCTCAGCAGTTTTTGCACCAACTGAAGGACAACCTTTGTAGTTGTCAGTAGCATCACCAGTAAGAGTTTGTATAAAGAAGTTGTGATCTGCCTCAACCTCTCCGATTTCCACAACCTCTCCATTAAGCCAATGAAGTGCTGGTATAGTTTGTAGGTCTTTGTCTTCAGACCAGATAATAGTGTCTTTGTTTGCAGTACCAAGTATTCCCAATACGTCATCTGCTTCAAGTCCCTTGTAGATTATAGTGTTGTATTTACCAATTATGTAAGACCTAGCCCAGCTTAATAACATAGGCTTCCTAACATTACTTCGGTTAGCCTTGTAGTATGGTGCTAGCTTCTTACGAAAGTTTTCCTTGTCAGACAAAGCCACAATACAGTCCTGAACAGGAGCTTCATTAAGTAACTTGTCTATCTGTTCCTCAATGCGGATAGCTACATCAGCCTCATGTGAGTGTAGTGTCCACAGTCCGTCACCCCAATCAATAGGAGTCTCAGCAGAAGCAGAAGCTTTGTAAGCTATGATGTCTCCATCAATGAGCAAAAGGGTCATCGTCATTATCCTTTCCTATCAAATGTTCAAGGTCTTTTAGTTTACTGTGTGTCATTACTTGAATACCCATCTTAACTTGTATGTAATCTAGGTATGATTCAACCAACCATTTGATACACAGACATATGGTTATAGCGAAGAAGCTACACGTTAGTATCAACTTGAATAAGAAATCAAAGTCCATGTTGTATGCACTCCTTCGCTTGCCCTACTGACATCTTGAACCACTCACCCCTACGCTCTGCTATCTTTTCAGCAGCCTTATGTGCAGCAGCTTCAGCATTACGTCTGTCTTTAGTAGACACGGAATACATAAGCTTGTAGTTACGGAAGGGACTGCTAGTCTGATAACCATTGAGCCTATCTTCTGCATCAATAGCCATGCCAATCTTCACCCACTCAGGCCACGCTGAGTTAGTAATAATGTAGACCTGTCCCTCTTTACTTCGTGTGTAATTCTCAAGGCTAGAGAAAGCAGCATCGTCAAACGACTTGTACCTACCTGCTTTGTATAATGGGTGTGTCTGTGGTACATACTTACCATTAACATACATTCGATTGTCATTAGATTTATCATTATATTTCTTTGAACAATCTTTACATTGTGTTCTTCCTACTGCTTTCCAACTATCAGACCAGTTACTATCTTCTAACTTTACGCCACAACTGTTACAATTATCAATGGGTGTCTGCCCAGTTTCTTCCGTACTTGTATTCACTGTCAAGTCTGCATCTGAACCCGAAGTGTTGTTCAACGTCTCGCATACATCGCTGAATAAGTTGTCCTGTCGCATCTTCCTGTCCTTCCTTTACTAGTAGCTGTACTTCATCGTGGATGAACGCTACAATCTGTGCGTCCAAGTTTGACTTCTTAATGGCACGGTTAATAAAAACGTACCATGTCTTACAGATTATAGCACCAGCACTCTGTAGTAGGGTGTTCAGTGCAGCGTGACTGTGACGGATAGGGATGATACGTCCATCCAAACCCTTCAGCCAGCCTCGTTCCTTTGCGGCGTTGGAGACAGCATCCTTAAGATACTTCAAAGCAGGAAGCTTCTTCAAGAACTTGTTCTTAATCTTTCTTCCTTCTCCTGCTCCCTTGCCTATGATTTTACCAACCTTCTCATCACCAGCACCATACAGGAATCCGTAGATAAATGTCTTAGCGTTGTTGCGAGTGGGTAAGCCAGCAGCTTCTTGGTTTGTAGTATGGATGTCACCATTTAGAACCACATCTGCATAAGCTCCATTGTCGTAAGCCGCCATGTAATGAGCAAGACAACGAAGCTCAAGACCAGAAGCATCAGCACCAAGAAGGCTGTAGCCCTGAGGAGCGTGGAAAAGGGAACGACATTCCTCTCCGTACTCTGCCCCAACGCTGGGGACTTGTGCCATGTTAGGCTTAGAATGAGTACAGCGAGAAGTGGCAGCACCCATATGATTGACTCTACCATGTAGTCGTCCTTTCTGTTCCATCTTAAGCCAAGCCTGTTTGCCTGTTGCTAACTGACCAATGCGTTTGTTAAGTAACAAGTACTCACTCAGCATCTTAGCCTCTGGCATATCAATACCAGACAGAACAGTCTCGTCTACCTTAGGCTCACCTGTCTCTGTGTAATCCTCAGGTGTCCATCCCCTGTTGATAAGCCTCTCACCAATCTGCTTACGAGAAGCAGGATTGAATGGGATAGTCTTGGTCTTAGTCTTTAGTTCAATCACAGTAGGTTCAAAGGTACTCTGTAATTGTTCTTCTAGTTCAGTCTTTCTTGATGCTAGTTTAGTATAGAGTTTCTGTGCTGATTGTACATCAAAGGGAAACCCTAGTCTTTCCTGCTCAAGAAGCATCGTATGTAATTCCGTTTCCAGATCAAGCGCATCCTGACTGAAGTTCTTCTCAACAATCTTTTTATATAGGCTTTCTGTAACCTTGGTGTCTTGTACACAGTACTCGTACATCTCATCGGAATACTCTGCAAAGCTCTCGCTACCACTATTGAAGTCACCTTTTAATTCTCCTAGTCTTATGCCCCATGCCTTGAGACTATGGCTACCAATCAGCTTGGCATCAATGCGTCCCTGTTTGTGTAGCTTGAAGTCAATCTCTTTAACATCAGGCCATATCGTCCTAGAGTATACCAAAGTGTCAATCAGTGTTGCATCTGTTTCAAAGTTGTACAGCTTGTTAAGTACTCGTAAGTCATAGTCAATGATGTTATGCCCTATGAGTACGTCAGCCTTACTAAGAAACTCAATACCCTGCTTGATACTATCTGGGTCAAAGCCGTGTATCTCTCCAGTGTCAGCGTCCCTCGCAATGATGCACCATACTTTAGTAACATCAGGCAGAAGGTTGTTTGCTTCTAAGTCAAATATTAATTTCATGCTCTGTCTCCGCAGTAGCTAGTTAAAATTCTATGTCGTCTTCATCAACCTCATCAAATAAAGTCTCTATCATACGGCCTGTCTTAGTGTCGTACTTTAGCGAACAACATAATCCTGTTTCACCAGACCAACGGTTCTTAAGTACCCTGACCTGACTGATGTTTGGGTTGTCAGTATCCTGCTGGTTTCTTTCAAGACCAATAACAATATCGGATAGCTGACCAATGGCAGCACTACCACGCAACTGTGCCATAGAAGTTTGTGCGCCATCCTCGTGTCCCCTGTCTCCAGACGGACGCTTCAAGTGTGACACAAGAATAAGACCACAGTCTAGTTCTTCTACTAAGGCACGGAGTTTGGTCATAGTATTGTCAATGATTCTACGTTCATCGCCACCCTCCAAGCCTGATACGACAATGGAGATATGGTCAAGAATGATGTATTGACAATCACATCCCCTAACGAGGTATCTAATTTTAGATAGGAGATTATCGGAGTCAGTGCTTCCCCAATGATCGTACAGGAATACTCTACCTGATCCGACAGTGTTGTCAAAAGCTTTTCGTAGTTCGTCATGTGGTACATCCTTCTGTGTTAGATGCAGTAGCTGGTTCATCTCAATAGACATCAAGCCTAAAGCAGTACGCTTTACATTCTCTTCAAGGGCAATGTATCCAATGGTCTGTCCTGACTTGACAATGTTGTGTGCCAACTCACGAGCAAACTGAGACTTACCAATACCACTACCAGCAGTAATCGTTACAATCTCACCACGTCTACACCCACCTGTCTTATCTTGTAGTCCTGTGTATGGGTAGGCAATACTGAATTTATCATCCTCAGTAATAATCACATCCCACACATCAGTACCAGCAATGATGCCATCAGGACGGTATGTCTTAGCACCCCACATGGCATCCAACAACTCGCTTGTACGTCCAGCTACTAGCATATCACTAGCGTCCTTCAGTGGTAGCTTGGCTATCTTGACCTTGTTAGGTGGTAACACAGAGGCACAGTCAAGTGCCGCTTGTTGTCCCTTGTCGTCATTGTCAAACATAAGAATGATAGACTGAAACTTGTCTAGCCATTCTATTGACCTACCTAATGCCTTCTTTGCAGAAGCAACACCAGATGGTAGGGATACTACAGGCCACTTATTGTCTAGTATTTGTGACAATGACATGGCATCTAGCTCTCCCTCAGTGATGGTAATCATCTTACCGCCATCACGCCAGAGATGTTCACCATACAGTCCAACCTTCTTCATGTTGCCAACAGCAACAAAGTCTTTGTTTGGATACCGTATCTTCTGTCCCTGAAGTTTACCAGTTGCGTCACGATAGTTAGCAACCTGTACTGCCTGTCCTCTGTAGTTTGCTACACCGTAGCCCCAAAACTCACAGGTCTTTTTAGTGAGCTTTCGTTTCTTCAGTTCCTTGTACTCAAGAGGGATGAGGCTCGTGTCATGAACCTCCATCTCTGTTGCTACTTCAGCCTGATTATCCGAAGGGGTATAGGTATCGCAAGAGAAGCAGTAGTGAGAGCCGTCACTGTATAGTGAGTTAGCATCACTACTGCCGCAATGAGGACAAGACGTGTGTCTTATAAACTCACTGTTCTCGTCCATCAATACCTTCCTCTAGTGTGTTGGCCATTAACCTAAGTTGATGGATAAGATATGTTAGTCTCTCATCATCATACTTGTCGCTATCTTCTAGCATGATAAAGGCCATCATCTCATAGTCAACGCACTTCTTAAACTCCACATCATCAACATATATGGATACGCTCAAGCCCTTGTTAGTAAACTCAGCGTTCATATCAATGTCAGTGACGAGTTCTTCTTTTACTTCAATCACGCTCATTTAACCATTCCTCTGGTATAGTTCCCTCACTAAAGGTAAACCCATGTAGGGTTGCCCACTCAGCACAAGTCATCTTAGTCCCATCCTTACGTTTCTTTGCACCCTGTATGGTTGCGTTAGCGTTCTGAAACACAAAGCGAATATCCAAGTCAGGATACTGTGCCTTGATTGCCTTCATCTTACGCTGTGCATCCTGCCTGAAGTACCCCTTCAACTCTACATACATAGCATTGATTTGGTTCTCAGTCCCTAGCTTTAGGTCAGGTACATAGTGACGTTCCACATAGTACGCCAGTTTATCTGGTTCATACACATGAGGAACGCCACGCTCGTTTAGGTCAGAGATGACTCGTTCCTCAAAAGTCCCCTTCGGCATCCGCATCTACCTGACCATCGTCAAACATATCTGACGCATCATCCTTGGCTACAGCCTCTGCAACGAAGCCGTCCTCCTCATCAAACATACTCTTACCAGCATACTCAATGAGTTCTATTACTTGTAAGCCAACGAGCCGACAGGATAGTCCAACCTGTTTGGTAGCTTGCATCATGTAGGGTACTAAGTCAATAGCAACCTTAACAGTAGAGCCGTTACCAATGAGGATGCCAGTAACAGGGTTACGCTTGGAATCCATTACGATAGGTGCTGAACCCTTCCACTTAGAGCCATCCTTACGGACACCCCCAGCGTTCTTCTTCGCCCTAAACACAATGTTCCCAGTCTCGTCACCGTTTTCATCTAGTTCAGGTGCGTATGGCTTGCGTATGGACAGGCTTGCCTTTAACTTAGGGTTTGCCTTGACGTGATTGTTAAACTCTTCTTCACAGAGATTATCAAGCTGTTCACATATGCTTGCCGCTTCGTCCTCAGGGACAATTACATCAATAGAATATGTACCTTCAGTATTGAACTTGGTGTCAGGTGTGAATACCTTTGCCCAACTTGCAGAACCTTTGATAACAATTCGTTGTGGTTTCTTTTCCATTCATTACTCCAATCGTTGTTGAAATGGCTAGAGGGTAACTTTAGAAACTATGCAAAGAAGTACTCAGATTCAAGTACCCTTTGTAAGTCTAAAGCACCACAGCTAGGTGGATGTGGTAGGTCACTCGTACCTAACACGCTCATTGCATGAGTACGCAATTCGTCTAGGACATCATGCTCCTCATACATCTTAACAAACTCCTCTCTCAGTATGTCAGATAGCAGTGGCATCATAGTTGTGTGTGTTCCATAACTATCATGTACCATAGCATAGTCTTTAATACCATAGCCAGAAGCCTTGTTAATTGTCTTGGTCATGGCGGCAGCATCTAGACTGTGAATAAAGTTAGGGCTACTACCAAGTCCTGTTCTTCTTTTGTTTACACTATTATCCTTGTCTTGTAAATAGGTAACTGTAAGGATGTCACCATTAAGGTGTGTCTTAATCCTCTTCTTGTTGGTCTCGTTGTACTGTTGAATGACAAGCCATCCTGTTGGTGTCAGCCATTCCATGTACTTGTTCTGCTCTGAGTATGCCTCGCCTATCTGCTTCACATAGTCCATGACTCTGGATGCCGCTTGGATAACATCAGAGATAGAGTCCCACACAAACTTAGCAAGATAACTACTAGCCTCAAAGCAGTCATCACCAAAGATGTTCTCAGCACCATCAGCAATACGTTCCTTCATTGCCTCTTGAATGTAACCACGACAGGCATGGCGTGTACCAGAGTAGGGTACAATCATGACAGGTCTCTTGGTTATCTTCCTGTCAATCCCAAAGGCTAGGCACTTCCGTGCTAGTTCTGTGTCGTCTGCCTGTAGCTTGGCTACTGTCTCGTCAGCTACCTGTTGGTATATATCCTGAGGATGCTCAGTAGGTACAAGGTTAGTAGCATACCCACCACGCTCATCCCTGAGGATGGCAGACAGGTGTTGTAGTCCGTTACAGCTACCATCTACAGCGACAGGTAGCGTGGACTCATAGCCCCATCCCTCTTTGTTCAAGGCGGCAAACTCAAAGCACCACGCTAGGAATTGAAATGGTTTGTCTGCCTCAGTCCACAGCGTGTAGTCGTATGGGTTGGCTACAATCCTGTTGACCTCATCAACAAAGTTCCATGCCCATGTCTCTCGTTCATTCAGGGTTATCTTGTCGTTGCCATACAGGTTAGCACCATGAATACACAACCACCTAGCATCCTCCCAGTTCTTGATGGGCATACTGTAGGTAAATCTCATCAGAGACTTAGACCAGTCAGCCCCCTGTGGTGACATGAAGGTACTGCTTGCGTACTTGCGTGAGCGAAAGTCATTCTGCCACACATAGAAGAACTCCTCATACTGGTTGTAGTCCTTGGCAACCTGTAGTGTACGCTCTACCTGTACACGCTTACTGATTGTCCTGTTGTTCATTGAGTATATCTCATTGCGTCTGCGTGACCAGATGCGGAAGGCATCCCTCTCATCCTCTGACATATCGTTAGGGTCTTTGCTGAAGGGATACTCAGGCAGTGGCAAGTCCTCTCGTGCTGGTAGTCCAGCCCATGACTGTCCACCCTCCCACAGATTAAGCATAACCTGTAGCAGTTCCCGATTGATTGACCATGATGTACCCTGTAGGGCATTGAGACAGGCATACTCTTGCGACAGGTCTAACTTAGATAACCTTCTCAGGTGATACTTCAAACTCATTTGCGCCTCACTATAGGTAACTCGTCAATAACTTTACCATGATACCCACCACCAGTTACCCCTGTCCATTCCTTTGGCGTGATAATACATGGTGCATACATGGGCTTTGCTGTCTCAGCTATCTCATTAAAAGCCTTTATCCATTCCTCTGTTCCTTCTGTTGCTACGACATGGTTGACTGTCTTGTTAGTCTTGACTGTCTGCTTAGTCAGTCTCACCATGCCTGTTGTCCTGATGATAACATCAATCATCCTTAGTCCTACATGGATACGCTCAGTCTTGTCCCATTCAGTGTGCTTGTAGCCATCCTTGTTCATCTTGTGGGTTAACCCAAAGCGTCTGGCTGTCATGCCCTTCTTCATGGCAAGCTTGATGGTGTTGTGTGCTATGTCACCCTCATCCTGTATCCATCTGTCTAGTCTGTCCTGTATTTCTATGTTAGCACCCATGGTTCTAGCCACATGAAGCAGTACAGTCCTGCGTGACAGGCTGTCTATCATAGATACACAGGCAATATAGGCTACCTGATCTGCATCCATGTGCTTGATGAGTCCGTGAGTTATGTCACGGTTAGAATTGGGATGCTCTTGTATCTCTCTCACTCCCTTGCTGACAGCCTCTATGATGTTGGCTAGTATAACCCTGCCGTGTTTAGTTTGTGCCTCTCTGTTGCCCTCTACAGCCGCATCTAAAGCCCTTCTAAATCGGTGGATACCACCAGTCATCATTTCTGCTTCAAGTTCAAGCTGATTTTCTAAAGTTACCCTCATAGAGAGACCCCCCTTTTACATATACTTAAGAAGTAACCCGACACAAGGCAACACAAGAAGTAATCCAAAGCCTATCATCTGTAATGGTACAGCGTTGTCTAGGTCAGTTAGTGTACCTATTAGACTGGCACAAAGCATAAACACAATAGGTATCAATATAAACAAATCCATTAGTCTTCTCCATAGGTAAATACCTTAGCTAGTTCTTCTTGTGAGTAGTATGTATGATAATACAATGGTTCTTCTGACCACTGAGTGTTACAGCCAGAGCAGTACCACTCTATCTTATCATCTAGTGCATACAATGCTTCTGCTTCTCCGTCATTACAATGACGACAGACTGCTGTAGCCATGCTCATGCTCTGTTCCCCTCCCTTGTCTTCATTATCTTACCATCCATAAAGCCTGACTTGTACTTCACATGGTACTGTGGTTGCTTGTCCTTGTTATAATCATTGTTATAATCACCAGTGTGATACCCTGCATAGTAACCCATCACATAGGCATCATCATACTTACTTCTTTCTTTTTGCATTGGTCTTCTCCTCTTCTAGAATAAAGTCCATGTACCACATTGGTGAACCATCATCATCCTTCTGTGGAATTATACCAAACTCTTTCCTTAAAGTCCACAGGCAATCATCAAGATTACGAATGTCTGATAGGTTAATATCATGTGCTTCATTTATGCTTGTTGCCATGTTGTTAAGGTCATTGAATATCTTCAACATCTTTTCTCTGGTGTTAGTCATAGTCCTAGTTCCTTCTTCTTAAAGTCTGGATTAAAAAACTCTCTGTATTCCATGCGTGGCATATCTGCCCTGCCGCA